GAGCCGTCTGGCTGAATATTGGTAATAAGTAGATTGCTAAAGTAGTCCAGTCCAAGCATTGTGTCAGTTGGAACTGCTGGGTCTAGTAGATCAACTGTCATCTCGTCAATGCGGATAGTCGTCTCTTGACGGGTAGCAATGTATTCCTTGGCAATCTCAGAGACGATGGTATCTGTTTCAGCTACGAGGTCTGTTTGTGTGACTGAGTGAGGGAAATATTTATCAACTGAGGTTTGATTGGTAACCACCTGAACTGTGCCGCCTGCGCGTCCTAGGTTGGCTTGGTTAATGATGAGTTTGTCATCGAAGGCATACTTAAGGTTCTTGTAGGGAATCCCACCTGTTTGATTGAAGGCTGTAGGGGAAGTTGCTAGGGAAGCCATGACCTGCGCTCTAGACTTAAAGACGGCTGTGCCTGAGGTGTCCATATAGAACGCGCCTGTCTCAGAAAACTCTGCGTTCTTAATAGCCGCAAGGCTTGTGCGGTTAGTTGCAGGATCAGCAATACAAGTATTAGCACCTGCCGCTACTGTACGCATTGAACTAGGGAATGACACTTGATTAAGTATCTTGCCTATGCGTGTGCCAGTTGTCTGCCCTGCGCCCGAGTCTGTGATGGTATTGACATTAGCCATGTTAAATAGGCGAAAGGCATCTTGGCATACAATATCTACATAACCAGTATCTTGATTGACTGGATAGGTGTAGCGATACTCAATTGCATAGCCCGAGAATAGGTACTTTTGTGTGGTGGCTGTAGTAGCTGAGACACGCACTTTACGAAGCGGTACAAGTTTGCCGTAGTAAGGGCTGGCTGTGTTCTGAGGATTAAAGTAGCTGAGAGGGTCTAAGACTCTGACCGTGCATTGCCCTGCCTCGTACTGGTCGCGCTGTATGTTGCGCCCACGAGTAATGCTGATTTCATAGACGTTAGGAGTTAGATCAACTGTAGGCTCTGGAGAACTGGAAGTGCCAAGGGTTGAAGTGCCTAAGATGCCGTATTTAGCATCGCCAATAACGAAGCCGTCATAACCAAAGGTTGCACCATTGGTAAAGTCAAAGCTGACTGCTATCTGCGCTGGGAGTGCCATTAACTGAACATACCTGCGATTCTACCAATTTGAGATGGTGAACCCGAAAGGCTTGAGAGTTGTGCTCCTGCTAGGACTTGGTCAATGAGTTGTTGTTCGCGGATCACATTGCCTTGGACTTGCACATTGATGATGGTGTCTCCGCCTCCTGTCTGCATGCCATAAGACGGGAAGTCCACATTGCTTGCTTGGTTAGCGATAGAGCCAGCATAGTCTCCATACCCTGCTACAACGCCAATAGCGGCTAGTTCAGGTGCTAACCCTGCTGGAGTATAGGTTGAAGTCATTGTGAGGGAATTCAGCTTCTTTTGAAAGTCTGCAATCCATTGATCTAGATAAGCAAACGGATTTTTTGCGTCTGGAATGGATAAGAAGTATTGGTATAGCTTGCCTGTTGAGTCCTGAGCCATGAGGATATCTTTAGTCAGCTTGCTAGCAAGGTCAGCATTGCCGTTAAGAATTGCCGCCTGAGCCTCAAGGCGAGTTCTGTCCTCAGCTGAGATATTGCCCTTGAGTGCAGCAATAATCTGAATCTGCTCTAGGTCAAAGACGCTTTGTGCTTTCTTAAGTGCAGCTTGCTTCTTCTGTTCATCTGTTAAAGCCTTAGTTGCTGTGACTTGCTTCTTGGTAAGTGCTGCTAATTCCTTGGCTCGTTTAGCTGCTGCCGCTTCTGCTGCGCGTTGCTGTGCTGTTCGAGCTGCTGTACCTGCTGGAGACTTAGAACGGTTGGTTGATGGCTTGCTTTCCAACATGCCAGCAAGTGATCCATTAGCACCAGTTAATCCGCCAAATGAAGTGAGGAAGTCAAGACCCTTATAAAGTCTCACCAACCCACCAATGGCAAAGCCTGTTGCTACTGCTATGCCGTTGATTGCCTTGGCTATATTGTCAATTGCTTTGACTGCATCTGAAGTCTGTGTGCCACCAGCCATAAGAGCAAAGGCATCTACTAGACCTTTGCCGATTGTCTCCTTGGCGTTGTTGCTTGCCAGTGCTAAAGCATCGAGCTTGTATTGAGTAGTCTCAAGATATGCATTTGCAGATCCAGCAGACTTAGTAAGCATGATGCCTAAAATGTCAGCAAATGACTTTGACTTGAGTTCTGCTTGAGTAAGACCTGTGTTGTATTTCTTAAGTCCGCGAGTGATCCCCACATAGCCAGAAGCAAGGTCTTGTGAGACCGTTGCTAAATCAATGCCACTTGCTCGTGAGATTTGGATAGCATTGTTAAGAAGTTCTTGAGACTTAGTCAATGATCCTGTGGTGGTCAATAAAGCCTGAAACGCTGGACGAAGAATATCATCGGCAATATTGGAAGAAGTTTCTAAATCCTTTATAAACGTAGCGACTTTAGCCTGAGAGAATGAAAGTCCTAGGTTATCAACTGCCGTTGCTAGACGCCGTGCCGCTGCTTCATCTGCTGCAAAGGCTTTAACAGCTGCCTTGCCATAAGAGATCATTGCGGCAGAACCAAGTGCTATACCAAGGCTCTTGCCTAACTTGCTTACTTGCTTCTCAAGTGTGTTGGTTGCTTTGCTTGCCTCGAAGAAGGCTTTGCGTCCAATAAACTCGGAGGCAATATCTACTCTTAATTCGCTCATTTAATGTGTCCAGTCTTAGCATTGAACTTAGCGGCAGACTTCTCTATTGCCTTGAGAACGCCATCTTGCGCTTTGCCACGATCTTCATCGAAGGCTCTAAAGATTGCTCGACCTGTCATCTTCTGATTCCTGCCTACAAGCTGACCGTTTAAGCGAGGTGTAAAGTTGCCAGTAATACCAGACTTGCGCCCTGCTGTCTCGTAGATTGCTCCAGCCGCAGACTTGTTTAAGATAGAAGCCAAAGACCTAAAGCCTCTGCGATTGCTCTTGCTCGGACTTGTCTTGTATGTAATTCCACGGCGAGCAATGCCAGCATCGTAGAAACGAGTAGACCATCGACCTTTAGCATTGGGTTGTTTCAGCCAACCTGAAGGTGCTTGGTCATTGCTAGGCAGAAAGCCACGAGCCTTGCTAGTTACAGGCTTGAGGAATGAAGCCATCTCTTTAGTGATTTCCTTTGAGAGATTAGGTTCAAACACTTTAATTGCTTTCCTAATAGCGACCGCGCCTTGCAGCTTTACTGGCATCGCTTCGCTCCTTTGCTATGTCCCTGAGGACTTCTAAATGTGCTTTGAACGCCATGGGAGGCAATTCAATAATGGTATTGAAGGGAACTCCATACTCGTAACTCAAGCGAGCTGCGGTATAGGTGAGGGAGTTCCGATCTATCCTAAAGGGTCAGATTCTAAGACCTCAACTGACTTGAGGGTCTCAAGGAACTGTTCCCCGAAAGGTTTGACTGTTTCACCTGAACGTCTAATTGCTTCCCAGCAGAGCCAGTAAACATCTGACTGCTTCTGGTCTTCTATCAAGGCTTTGTGAAAGCCCTTCTTGGCGTATTGCTCGAAGGCGTATTCAATTAGTGGAGTAATTTCGTACTCTGTTACTGAATTGTCAGCCCTTGTTACCTTTAGCTTTGCCATTTTTAGCCCCTTAGTTAGTTATCAGGAAGTTGTGATTGCTACTGTACCAGAGACGTTCCAAGTTACAGACTGAGTTGATAGATCGCCAACTGCACCGTTGATGTCGGTTGTGTTGTTGATAAGGCAAGTCATTGTGTAAAGAGGGTTTGTCGCTGAGGTTGCAGCAGAAGTCTGCTTGAGTGTAACTGTAGCGTTGTTGCCCCATTGTGCCTGAAGTGTCTGGAGAACATTCGTTGTAGCTGTATCGTTGAGGAAATCAATAGTGACTGAAGAAGCCTCTAGACCCTTGACGAATTTGTGACCTGAATCACCCATTGCTGTTACTTCGAGTTCATCGAATGAGCGGTTAAGTGTTACAGATGTGACGTGGTTTGAGAGATCAACTGCATTGACAGTTAAAACTACTCCATTGCTCATGAATACTGCCATTTAGGTTATTCCTCTTCTTTCTTAGATGTTGGTTTTGGTGCTTGTGTTGCCTGTGGAAGCTGACCAATCTTGATTAGAAAGTCGGCTTGCTCCTTTGTCCAATCGTCCATCGATTAGCTCCATTCCGTAAGGGTACTGATTGCAATGTCGCAAGTCAGTAAATCTCCAGAAGCGATTGACAACACGCTTGGCGCGCTGACGCTTCCTACGTTAAATACAATGCTGGAGGCTTCTAAGAGCGCAAAGACACGAATTATGTCGGCTTCTATGCCAGCAAGGTTGCCCTCATTGTCAAGCAATGGGACAAGGATAGAAATCTTAAAGTTAGCCATTGGAGCAATTGCTGTGTAGTCATTATTGGTTGGCACAATATAAGGATCAGCAGGAGTCACAATGACTGAGTTCGCTACAGGCGTGGCAGGAGGAAATGAATAGACTGAATATTTTGTGTTATCGGCTAGAGCCGTTGCAATCGATGTGCGGAGTGTGGTTATCGCTGGCATGGTCAACCAATCATCGAGTTCGGGCTGAGGTAAGGGCTGAGCAACCCGCGAACTCTGGAGATAAGTTGTGAGGACATGGAGTACATGTTGCCAATTGAACCATCTGGCATCATACCGTTGCCTGAGTTGGTTTGGCGAGCAGTCCAAATGGATACGCAGATCATAAGACTTGCTTCTCTGACTGCTGGAATTGTGGCATAAGTATTTTGTGTTACGCCTGAGACAATGCCAAAAGGTACGCAAGGGTGGTATTCACTAGCTGTGGGAGTGCCAGTCACCGCAAAGGTAATGCTGTTCTCGCCTACGCCAGTCAGAGTCTTTGTGCCGTTAAATGGTGATCCATTCTTGGTAATGACTACTGACTGTCCAACGTAATAGGTGCCTGTAACTACTTCGTCAAAGTAAAGAGTTCCCTCAGTAGTTGTGTTGCTATGCCCTATATTGTAATTCTCGTTCTTCCATAGAAAGGGCAACAATACGTCATCAGCAGCATCGCAGACTTCTTGAATCGTTGCGTCTGAATAGAGACTGCCAACGCCAAGAGCTGCTTTAAGTTCTGCAACTGTTGTTGTGCTCATTGTTATCCTTTCTAAAGACTCAAGGGGACTGCAAGGGCTCTGGCAGCCCCCTTGAGCGACTTAGGGTGTTGTTATTATGTAAGGTTAAAGCGGCGAACGCCCTTGCCTGACTTACCAACGTAGATTGCAAGATATCCGTAAAGTGCAATCTGAATCTGACCTGTGCCAAGAAGATTGACGCGAAGTTCAGT